CTGCTTGAGGAACTGAAATGACAGCTTGTTGAGTTGGGTTAAAGAAATCATCTTCTAACAATTCTTGGTGGTAAAGTGACAAGTAAGTGTAAATACTTTCATTCTTGCCTACTCTAATACGACGAATATAGTAATTATCGTGCCATGCATGAATACCTGATGAACTTCCCAATACTAATGAACTAGTTCCTGATGGTTTTACTGTAGTAGTACGAGCTGCTTTCTTAATTCCTAACAATTTAGCTACTCTTTCGTTTTCTTTAACAACCATTTTAGCACCTTCTTCTAAGTTGATTGAATCTAATTTTCCAGATGCAATACATGTAATACCTACACCAATCAATGCTTCTTTTTCTGTTGTTTTTTTCCAGACATCGCGCAAGTAATGGAAATCTGTGTAGCTTGCTTGTAAGGTTCCTAAAAATGCTGCTGCTTTTGAACGAGCATTAAAATCTTCTTGACTTTCAATGTCTGTAGCGTTAATTTCACACAAGTTACAGAATTGATAAGGACGCAAAGCAATTTCAGCACATGGGTTTGTTCCATAATCTTTATCATTACTAAAAATAAATCCTGGCTCACCTGCATTTGATGCTTCTACTTTTCCCCACAATCCCATAAATTCACTTTCTGTAATTTTATGACGTAAGATTACTGCTGAATTGTTAGCACGACCACGTTGTGGATTAGTTTCCCACCAATTTCCAAACTTACAAGTCAACATAGCTTCATCATCAAAATCAAACAAGCTAATCAAAGCTGCTCTACGAATTCCACCTGACAATACTGCATCAGCTAAGTGACAAGCAATATCATGACATTCTACTGATGTTAATTTGTCTCCTGCTTTTTTACGATCAAGAATCTTTTGAACATTGAACAATACTTCTTTCAATGGTTCTGGTCCTGGTGCTTTTCCACCTGCTGTAACTAATTGTTCTCCTTTTTGTCTAATATCTCTAAAGTCAAAACGAGGTCTAGCTCCGCCTTTCAAATAAGATTTCATTAAAACGTGAACAGCATCTGCCCATCCTTCAATAGAGTCGTTGATTAAATAACGTCTTTCGCGTGTTGGAATTACAATTTCGGGTAACTTGTCAATATGATGATTTTGTACGCTAAATCCAACCCCACATCCACTAAGAAGCAAAAACATAATTTCACTAAAACTCTTAATGTCGTCAATAGGAAGGAAAGAACAGTTAAACATCCTTGCATTGTTAATTTCAGCAGGTTTTCCTGCGAATTGAAGTGAACGCATAGATGGCAATACTTTTTTATCATAAACCATTTGGTAAACTTCATTGATTTCATCTGATAAGTGTGGAAACTTTTTCAAATGCATTTCTTTGTTTCTATCGACAATCTCTTCCCAAGATTCACGACGAGATAAGTCAGAGCGATGTCGAGCATACTTCATGTGTACTGTGACATCTGATAATATTTGTTGAGTAGTATTCATATTCTTTATTTTATGGGTTTATAAATATCTTTAAATTAGATTGAATCTGAGAAAGTTGAAAATTTATTTCGAAGTTTTAAAATATCTGAATTGTCCCAGTCTTCAGATTTAGTAGGTTGGTTAAAAGCTTTAGTAGGTGAAAGATCTACTCCTTCGTTGTTGTCATCTAAATCAATGTGTCCTGTAGTTGTGTCTACTTTAGCGTTGTAAGTAAGTCCATCCATGCCATAACGATTTTTCATTACGTGAAGTCTTCCTGTTCCATTTACTTTATCTTCTTTTTTTCTTGATAAAGATAAACAAAAATCAGAAATCATAATTTTATCATAGCTACCAGCAGCTTTATCTCCTTGAATAATGTCATCTTGAGCACCTGCTCTATTTACTTGACTTACACTCCAAATAGGAATATTTAAGTCTCTTGCTAGTCCTTTTGTAGCTACATAAACATCATCAATTTCATCTTTTCTGTCAAAGCTTCTTTTTGGAGATCTCAACAAATCAACATAATCAATAATAACCAAGTCTGGAGTTATGTCCATATCTTTAAGTTTTTGAATATGTGATTCTAAAGTTTGAATAGTTGCTTTCCCCATACTAAATTCTTTTACAACCAACTTACCTTCTAATTTATTAATTTCATTTTCAATTTTCTTTCTGTGTAAGTGAATTTGGTTTACAGCTTCATTAGCAAAAAATGCGTCAAATCGCTTTCCTACGTAAACTTCACCTAATTCTAATGTGTAATAAACTACATTAAATCCTAATTTCACAGCATGTCCTGCAATAGCTACCATCATCCAACTTTTACCACCACCAGGATTACCAAAAACCAAACCTAAATCTCCTCCTCCTAAACCTCCCATAAGAAGTTTATTGACATCTTCCCAAGGAGTAGGAACTATTTGTCTAGCATCTGGTCTGTATCTTGATTCTACATCTTTACTGTATTCGTGACCAATATTTTTGTCCATTCCTGCTTTCAAAGCACTATCAATCAATGATCTAATATCGTCATACATTCCTGAATTTAGCAAATCTACACTAGTAAGTAATGCTTTTTTAAGTTGTTGATTTTTACAAAAATTACTAAATTCTTGTCTTACATAATCAGCATCACTATTTTCTATTCTATAAGATTCTCGTAATTGCTCAATAACGTTAGTTTTCAACAATTCATTGTCTAACTTTTTTACTTCAATTTGTAAAGCTTCTAAAGTAGGACTTGTATGATACTGATCAAAATATTTTAAAGTTCTTGCAACAATCCACTGTAAAGAAGAATTATCGAAATACTCTTCTTGAACTGTATCTCTAATGTTTAGTAAGAACTCTTTATTTGTTAAGAGCTGATTAATTACCTTGAGCTGGAAAGGTAACCCGTATTGCGACAACTTATTAAATGAAACCATAACTTTTTTTATAATATAATAACTTATTTTTTAGAAACCATAAGGTGAGTAAAAACATTTACTAACCAATTTTCTACATTTGGAATACTATTACCTAGCAAATCTTGTTGGTACATAGTGAGAAATTTACTTTTATCCATACTACTTTTAGGCTGAGATATTACATCTTCTAATTCTAAAATCATCATAGTAGACAAATTAGGATTATGTAAGTCCATCAATTTTTCATTAATTTTTAATTGATGACTAAACATACTAACAGCTTCAAACATTGTTCCTTTTTCTTGTTGACTTTTTTCTAAAATGTCTTTTAAATGAACAACAGTAGATTCTTGTAATTCTGGGAAGTTTTTTATGAGTTTTTTAGGTCCTAATTTAGGAACTCCAGGAACATTATCACTGCTGTCTCCCAACAAAATTTTCATTTGAAGATAATTTTGAGGAGTAACACCATATTCTTCTTTTACTTTGTTAACATCGTAAAATTTCTTTTTAGTAGGGCTATAAACAGTTATTTTATCATTTATAAGTTGTAAAAAGTCTTGATCAGAAGACATTATTACCACATCATTATCTTCTTGAAATTTGGTGGCTAAATGTCCAATAGTATCGTCTGCTTCTACCCTATCAATCGCTACCATATCTAAAGGAAGACATTGTAAGTATTCCACGAGTCTCAACAACTGATTTTCTATACTTTCACTTTCTTCTTCTTGATTGTTAAATCCATCAAAATTAGTTATTCGTTTTAGTTTTCTGTTTCCTTTATAATCAGGATACAAGTTTTTCTTATTTTGAGTTGACCCTTCTCCTTCAAAAACAATAATAACTCTTGTTGGATTAATGTGTTTAATTGCAAAACCTACTGATTTTAGAAAACCAGTAAGACCTCCAATGTGATTGCCTTTAGGATTAATGTGATTAATAATAGCAAAACTACGTAAAAACGTATTCATTGCATCAATGAGTAGTACCTTAGGTTGCAAAACAGGCTTGTCAGCCTGTCTTGCTTTACTAAGTTTATCAATTATCGCTTGAAATTCTGGATCCATTATTCTTCATCATTTAAAGCCAACACACTATTTTTACTTTCGTCCCAATCTGAGTTGTCTTCTTTTACTATGAAGTCTCCACTTCCCAATACTGTTATCCACTCGTCTTTATGTTCTTTTTTATACGTGTCTAATGATTTAGGATCATCATCAATAAATCCATGAACAGTAATAACCGTAGTTCCTTTAGTAGTTACACCGGTAATGTGGTTTTTATCACAAGATACTTTGGTTCGTTTAGCAAACTCAACTTGTTTACCATCTTTTTGAGCCATCATTTTACTTGTTCCACTGTTAGTAACGTTACCAAATGTAATAACTAAGCTACTGTCAAAAAACATAGAATCACCTCCCTTATTACGCATTTTTGGTTGAGACATAGGTGTTTCAGCCGGAGATACCCATACTTTATTAATCGCTACCAAAGTATTTGTGTAAGCATTGTTAGATTTACGACTCATAATAACTTTTTGGTTAATAAAATTACCAAATTGTTGAGACATAGCACCTGCGTTCCACATAGGGTTGTTTTTATTTGCTTCAACACTCATTCTACTTGGAACACTACCAATACTATCCCACAAAAACAACAAATCATATGGTAATCTACCTTTTGCTTGTTCATCTAACAAATCAGCAACAAATCCTGCTACATCTTCAATAGTGTTTAATGTGCTTCGGTCATTATAAATGAAAAATCCATTGTAATCAATTACTTCTCCTGTACTTTCATCTACAACTTCTTCAATGTTAAAGCCCATTTGTCTAGCATGATCCCAGTTCCATTTCATTTCTGTAATGATAAAGATAGGGAGAATGTTCATTTTCTGTGCACTTACTGCTGCTTCAATCAAAGCTGTCGTTTTACCAGTATCGCTATGGCCACGTAACAATGTTATGTGGCCCATAGGAATACCTGGCAAAGAAAGAACATCTTGAAATGCAGCACTTAGTGGAATCCAACGTTGAGGTTTAAAAGTAACACTGGTGTTACTTAAAAACTTAGACTTTTTAAACGACTCAAGATCAAAGTTTCCCTTGACAGCTTGAGAGACTGCGTCTGTTAATTTCTTTTTAGCCATAGTTTATTAGAAAGGCAAATCGTTGTCTTCGTCCTCGTCTTTGAATGGAGATTTTGGCTTACTTTCTGTAAACAACGCATCGAATTCATCTTCGTTGAATGAAGACTTTTTCTTAGCAGCTGGAGTAGCATAGTTTGTAACTACTGGTGTTACTGGTGAAATTGGTGTTTCTTCTACTTCTTCAGTTTCTTCTACATCACTTTCAGGATTCAACCAAGTCAACAAAAGATTTTTCATTTCATCGTATTCGTACTTTTTATACAAAGTCAAAATTTCAGGTTGTTCACTCAACCACATTTTAGCTTGAGACGAATTATCACTCAATGGAGTAATTTTAGTACGAGGACGAACAGTAGATTTGTTGTACTTAGTTCCAGTTACTTCAGGTCCTACAGTTTCAATGGTCAAATCACGACCTTCGTAAATGTCTGAAAAGTCCCCAATGTCTTCGTCTGCTACCATGCTCAACAATTCAAGATAAGTTTCTTTTCCAAATTCCCACAAACGCACACCTTTTTCTTCTTCACCCCTAACAATAACAGGAGCAAATACACGCATTTTGGGTTCAATTTTTTTAGCAAGTTGCCAATTTTCTTTTTCACTAGATTTACGAAGTTGACTAGCAAATTCTACAATAGGATCTTTTTCACCAAAATTAGTCAAAGCAATCATTGAACGATTAGCTACACCATAGTGAAAATACACTTCTTTAAAAGGATTTGATTTGTCAAACTTACTAGGAACGACACGAATAAGTGTTTTACCTACAGCAGGTTTCCAGAAATTTTTTGCTCTTTCTTCTTTGTTTTGAGAGCCACCCTTCTTGTTTTGAAGAGTATTCAAGCGATTTTTAATTTGATTGATATCCATAACAATTTTATTTACTTAAATAATATAATAAAACAAAAACTAAAAGCCAATTATATGTAAACTATTTTATGAATTTTAGTTTCAATAATTCTTAGATCTGGGCCTTGAGTCAATAATACACTATTTCTATAGTCTACCCAATTTACTTTATACTGATTATCTAATATACCGTTATTTAACTGTTTAATTAAAGTATTTAAAGCATTTATAGTATATAAAGTATTTGATTCTTTTTTACGGTGTAATAAAATAGTATTTTCTGGAATTTCACTTACTGAATTTTCTGTGTCAATGTTGTAAGTAATTAAGTATTCAGTAGTTTGAGGACTTTCCAGAATAAACATTTTGTCATACATTATTGCATAGCGAGATGTTATGCCAGCAATAGTGTCTAATAAACGGTTTGGGGCTGTGAATGAGCACAGTAACTTATTCTTCATGTCAATACTGTTGATAAATATAGAAGAAATATTATAAACCATAATCTGCCCCCCTTTTTATCTTTGTAGTGTATCCTGTTGATTCTAATAGTTGTTTTATTGTAGTTACAACTTCTATTCCATCTTCTTTACTAAAATCTACTAAAATTGAATCATATGTGTACAAAACTACTTTACTTTTCTTTGTTTCTAAATAATCTAACACTTTAGTTACTAACTCTACATTACTTTTAGTTTCTAAACTTTGAACATAGTAATTAAATATTTTTGTTGGGCTAAGATTATCTTGTTTGTGAAGTGTTCTGCCAGTAGCTAATTTTACTTGATTTTCCTGTTGATAAATCAACCACATTTTTTTAATTAGTCCATTGACTTGTCTAAAGTATTCCCTGTCCCTATATTCTTCTTTGATGCCTCCATAGAGGTTTTTAAACGTAATCTCTTTAGCCTCCTCCTTCGTCGTACCCAAAAGTGATGCCAAATCATTGTAGGGATCACTACTAAAATTATAATTAAATAAGCTGCCAATAAGAGACGGATGATAAGCGGTAAAGTCATATTCTATAAATAAATCGTTGTCGGGAATAAACACATTTCTCGCGCCATTTTCTTTGGGAAGCGCGGCGAAATTTATGTTGTTAAATGCATTACTCGGTCTTGTAGTAATGTTGTAAAGATTATACAAAGTATGTATTTTGTTTTTATTAATACTATCCTCCAGATCGGAAGA